TGATAAGTGACGCAACATTGGAACGGGCGTTGCGGTCCAGTTCGTTTAACGGAATGATTTCGTCACCGTTGACATGGTCACGTAACTCACGCATCTTAAGAAGCAGGGGTCCACGGTCTTCAAGGCGTTGCCGGTACAGTTCGTGGATTTCCTCAACAGTTATCATTCAGCAGCCTTGGTTAGTGACACTTATCTTCGCAAAATAGCACACTAGCGAAGCAACCATGACGGTCGCCACAGGCGGGGCGGCACTTTGGCTTGTGACAGGTTCGGCACATTCAGCACCGCCATCCATATCGACATCACAATGTCAGTTTGGTTCTTCTTGTCACGATGCCATTTCGTTAACTCGTCGACAGCAGCGAGGGTTTTCCAGTTCCCTCTCATGTGTGGCAGGCGAAACGCACCGGTTCGGAACAATGGTGGCAGCAAAGCCTCCACTCCTAGTTTTTCGTCCAGTTTGTTGCGGTGGGTGGTGTGCGGAATGACGTTCACGCCGTGCATTGTTTGCCATTTCCGCACAAAATCGTGCGCCAGAAGGAACCGTTGGGCGGCGTTGATTTCCACAATCCAATGGGAGATGGGGTATCCAAGGGCGAATGACCGGTTTTGCCACTCCTCCATGATTCCTGAGTACTCACTGGTGGTGGTGTTGTAACCAAGCAGTTCTTCGGCGGTGAGTTTGACCCGTTCAATGTCGATGACGTGGTACAGGTTTTGTTGCGGTTGGTACAAAATCCAGGTGAGTGCCCAAAACTGGGTGGGGGACGGGTCAATAGCAACAACGGACAGCACCGGTGGGGCAAGCGACGGGGGAATTTCGCTGTGTCCTCGTTCATGGTCGATGCACCCTGAGTACATGACCCCATCTTGACCAAGGCCACCATGTATCCATGTGGGCGAAATGAGGTACCGGTCTACTTCTAGGTCTTGTTGTTGGTACACAACTTCGAACACGTCTGGTTTGGAGTACCGGATAAACGACAGGTCTTTCCAAGGGAGACGTTTGGGGTCTAGCAGCGGACCTTCAGGGTACGGTTTGGCGTTTTGGCGGCGGGATTCTTTACCTGTGTCTAGTTCTGGGTAGTACGCCTGGTAGATGATGTGGTGGTATTTCGCTTTCTTTTGCGGTTCCATCGCTTCTAGTTGTTCTGGTGAGGTGATGTCGGAGCCGTCGTAACCATCGTCGTCAATGTCGTCGTAGGTCACTTTGTTCAGGCAGTGGGCGTAGAGGTCGCCGGTTCCTAAGCGCTGCCCTACGACTGCGAGGAGGCCGCCTGGGTCGACACGGGCTTCTGCGACGTTGTCCCATCTTTCTAGGAGTTTGTCTCTGGCGACGGATTCACGGGCGTTGTCGGGGGATGCCACGTCGTCAAAGAGGCACAGGTCGGCACGATGACCAATGAACTCTGCTTCGATGCCGTATGCACGGACGGTTGGTTCTTTGTTGTCCAAACCGTTGCCGTCTAGTTGTTCGACAACAAATTCGTCTGCTCGCCATAGGGCACCTTTGTCGGTGGGGCGGAACCTGCCGTAATCCACGGACAGGCACCCTTCGGCATTTAGTGCTAAACCTTTGTCAACGAGGGATGGGTCTGGTTGTAGCGGCATGGGTCGCTCAAGGGTTTCACGGATACGGCGGGAGTACAACTTCGCCATTGCTTGTGAGACGGACCCAATCATGATTCGGATTTTGCGGTCACGACAAATCATCCACACAGCAAGGTCGTGAAACAGGGTTGATTTACCTGCACCAGGGGGGACGTTGACGACAACGAATTCTTTTTCTTCGCTTCTGTACAATTTTTCTAAAGCGTACGCAGCCTCCACTTGCCATGGTGATGGCATACGACCTAGGTAGTAGCGGCGGAAGTAGTCAAAGTCTTCTAAGCCACGTTTGGCTTCATCGCAAAGATGCTCATATGCAACTGCGGTGGGGAGTTCAATAGCGTCCAATATGGCGTTGTACTCGTCACGTTGCACACCCCCTTCATTGCGGCGAGCCTTCGCCACCTTCGCATTGGCTAGTTCAGCGTTTGCTTCTGCGGCTTTCAGTTTCTTTAACCATTTCGAACCAGTGTTGACGTGGACTCCTGCGACACGAGATGCGTCACTTATTGTTTTACCTTGAGCGATGGCTGCAAAGAACTTTGCTTTGTCAGCAGGTGAAACAGCACGTTTAGTTCCCATGATTGGTGTTGTAATCGTACACGGTTCCCTATATGATTGCTGTCGATAAGGTATCTGCGAAGCGGTATTGGCGGGACCGTCGCAACATGAGAGGGAAATTCTAGAACTTCCTGAGGTTAACGATTAGCACGAACGTAGTGCGAGTCACGGGTTCGACTCCCGTACAGATAACTTGTCATCCTGCTAGGATGCAGAACAACACAGTCACGCAAGGGCGTACACCTGTTGCAAGGTGCGGGCGAAAACACACGGGAACGTGGGTAGATGAACCCTGCAACCAAGAAGTACCCACGACCGAACCTTCCCCTGTTGCGTAAGAGGTTCAAGCAGCGTAACGAACGTCATCTCGTTGAACCTTTGGGTGTCGGCTAAAACAAACTGGCTACGGCGACCTTGCTCTTTGAGCAGAACTGTGGGGGGAAGCCATTTCAGCATTGTGTGTCTGCTGAGCCTCCCCCACTGGCGCACCCCCCAAAGGGGGGCTTGCCGTCAAGGGGATACGGCAGACTTGGGCACACAGGTTCAGGTTGGCACGTGACATTTTTCTTTTTTCCTTTTTTCTTTTTAAGGCTGTGAAGTGGACGGGCCGCAAGCAAACAAACCTGTTACGAGCAGATAGGTTAAGACCATGAAACAAAAATGCTTCTGCCTAATGACCCCTATTGAGGTGTGGTGCGACACCGAACAAGACGACGACTAACCACACACCCCACCCAACCAACCACCCAAAGCCACCACACCCCAAAAGAGTGAAAACCTACCGCTCAGATATATACCCGCCCACCCCTACGCACCGCCGGCAGACCCCCAGTTGCGTTATGCAACGCTCTAGCACCTCGAACAGTCGTTGTGTGTTCGTTCACAATACGACCTACAACTAACAACAGTCACGGACTGTTCCCGTAGATAGTTGCACTTGCAACAAACACGGTAGGTGCTAACACTTGCAAGCACACTGCAAACAAAAGGTAGCAAGCGAACCTCTCCGCCTAATGTGAGAATGGGTGAGAATGAGAATGGGTGAGAGTGGGCAGTCGTGGACTGTTCGCAAGAGTCACGGTCTGTTCGTTTGTGGATGTTTGTTCTAGATTTTGAAACTACAAAAAATCTTGCTGATTGACTTGACAAGTGTCAAACAGTCCTGTATGGTGTAGTCATGGGGTTGGGAGACACCAACCACAACAGAAAGGTACAAGATGACTAGGAAAGACTATCAAGCGATAGCCCAAGCCATACGAGACGAGCGAGCCACTATCGAGGCACGAGAGTGCGACCTTCGCAAGGTTGGCGAGCAATGGGCAACCACCACAAGTCTGGCAGTTCGTATCGCTCTCGTCTTCGAGGCAGATAACGAAAGGTTCGACCGTCAGAAGTTCTACGAGGCTTGCGGTATCTGATACCGACAGGGTAGCGAGGCTGGCTCGCTTGTTGGGTTCGATTCCCAACTACCCACTAGTTGCACTATGCAACTAACAACAGAAAGGTAACTAATGACACATATACACAGGCACGAGGATTCTCGTGGCGACTTGGTCGAACTGACCTACTTTTGTTCGGACTTCTGCCACGAAGACTGGTGCAAGGAATCCGGCGAAACTTACGAGGGGTGGGATGGCTGCCACGAAATCTACAGTCCGGAAGTTTGCGCAAGTTGTGAAAAACAACTTTCCTACTTCGACGAAGAACAAGACGAATTCATCAGTAGATAAGAAATCTAGAAAGGTAACTAAAATGTGCAATATGAAAAACTGTGACGAGGCTCCTACATGGGCAGTCAATGTTCTAGACCATCGCAAAGACATCTGGCACTCATTCCGACATCTGGAACTGTGCGGTAACCATGTCGAGACAATCGAGGCGTGGGAGTTCATCGAAATCATCGATGGGAAAGAACTGGTATAGATAAAATGTCTACAAAGAAGAACACATTTTGCGAGTGCCAACAGTACTGCCTCGACACTCAATGCAGAACAAGCGACAGCAGAAAGAAAGTGCGCAACTGTTGGTGCGCTGAATGTAAAGAAGTCCGAGAAGAAATCAAAAAGAACGCTTACACAATCGTCGAAGCGACAATGACATTCGGGGCTAGGTGATAAATCTAAACTAAGAAACTACTAAAAAACACTTGACAAACAGTCCCTATTGGGATACACTCAACACATGGTCGAAAGACCACACAAGAAAGGTAATCATGAACAACAAAGACATCTGGACGCTATGTGTTCGTCGCTGGTTCGACAAAACACACGGAAACTCTTACTACACAATGCGAATTGTGCCACCACGACCCTACAGTGTTCTTTCCTATCACGATTCTGTATGGGACAAAATTGTGCACGACCAAGGAGAAGACTTCATCGTCACAATGACCTATGGACATGGGTACGCCACCTATGTCGAGCGAGCGAGACAGTTCGCAGAGGCTTACAACTACCACACAACAGATGTGCGCTACATCGTAGACGAGACACAAGTCATGCGTCGCAAAGACCTACACAACAACGGAAAATAGAAAGGTACAAACAATGCGAAACATCACCTACCAAACGGACTGGTTATCAGAAGACGATTACACAGTCACGGTAACAGCGATGGTACAAGACGGAAGAAGTTGTGGTGCTTACCTAGTATCCCATGCTTACAACCAAACACGAGAGCACGAAGCAGTCGCCAAGTTTCTACAAGACTTAGCGAAGCGTAACCAAGAAATCCACCCTGACTAAACAAAACATACAAGAAAGGTACAAACAATGACAACGATAGACACACTGCTCACATGGGCAAACGAACGAGGCTACCAACGAGGCATTACAGATGGCTTAGATGGTCTCTACAACGAAGCCCCACTATCTGGGGAATGGGCAGGAGAATCGCCACAAGAACTGTTAGGCGACTTGTTCCGAAAAGCGTACTACTGCCAACCAGCCAGCGACGCAGACGACTTTGACATCGACAAGTTCTCCTTCATGCACCAAGAGATAATGGACTCATACGAAGAAGGCTACGAGCGAGGCAACGCTCACGCCGAAACAGTTTAGAAAAGTAAAAGAAAGGTAAAACAAATGTACTTGATACAGATAGACCACATTGTCTACGAACGCTTAGGTGGTGGCTACTTCAGCCTTGCTCAAGCGTGGGAAGAACTACGAGGAGTAGGTCACGCACGAATCCTTGACTCACGAGGCAGAGTCGTGCTACGAAATGCAGGTGCAGTCACACAACGCAAACTAGAAGTGCGCCGACTGTATTGGAACTCAATTATGAGAAAGGTAAATAAGTGAAACACTTAGCAACACACTCAGCCTCTAAACGAGGCAGGCTAGGACAACACACAGTTCACGCAGTGTTCTTATCGGGCAACAAAAACAGAATTGCAGTACCGATGTGCGGAGCACCACACTTTTATTGGGACACTCTGCACGACGCTTACGACGAACACACAGGACAACTGTCAGCACAGCCAGCAGTTCGCTCATCGTGGGGATGTAGGCGATGCCAAACAGGACTCAACAAAGGCTCTATTCATTTTCTCGATGTCGAGGAACGAACAGAACAAGACAATCCAAGAAAGGTAAATAACAATGGCAACTAGAGGAATCATCGCAGTCGAACGAGCGCAAGGATGGCGAGGAAGGTATGTGCATTGGGACAACAGTCCACAAACACGAGTGCCAACCATCGCACAACTAGTACAGCGAGACGGGATAACACAAGTAGTGGACACACTCATCAACAAACATGGCTCATGGTCATCCATTGACCCGAACCAACAAGTAGGCGACGAAGACATCGTCTCCAATGTTGTGGTGGGTTATGGCAGATACCATGTGGACACACCACCAGAAGAAGGTTGGTTCACAGAACAAGACGACGACCTTGGATGGGCAGAGTATGTGTACATCATGTCAGCCGAAGGGTTGCAGGTATGCACAGTCGAAAGCGACGAAGAAGGGTTCGAGAAAGCAGTCCCGATGGTGTTCTACACATGGGACAGCCTCAAACAAAAGGTCATAGCATGAACGACAAAGACATCATCAACAACATCTACGGACACCTA